TGGTTTACTGTGGCCATTACACCCACTGCAAACCTGGCTCGATAGGTTCTTTACCCCTACGGACTCATCCTGGCTGCCGCCTGGCCGCGGTTATGGCGTTGATACCCTCGCCTATCCTGTGGTGGGTCAAACCTGGGCGCACCATGTCGCATACAGACAAGAAGGGCCGCTAGGTAGGCTTAAATATGCTGCCATGTGCCTGCAGAAAAGGTGGTCAGAAGTGCAGGAAGCGCAGCTTGTCGGGTTCATCCTCACCGGTCTGCCACCAGCTCTGCCAAAAGCCCGCGCCAGGCTGCATGTCGATTCCTGGGGCACGAAACGCATTAGCTTGGAAGTCGATGCCCGCATGCCACCCGCAGAGGTTGCCCAGTCTTATAGCCAGCTACGCCAGGAATACAGCCAGGATATGCTGGGCGTGAATCCAAGCAAAGACAGACCAATGAGTGACAAGCATTTGGAGCTGGGTGTTTTCCTCGCGAAGAGCGAAGGGGAAGGCGCATGGGAAGAGCTTATGGCAGCATGGAACCGTGAGCAGCCGGAATGGGCTTACACAGACAGGAGAAACTTTGCCAGGGATGCAAAGTCAGCATGGGAACGAATCACCGGGCAGCGTTGGGCAAGCCGTCACAAACAGAAGTAGTGTGCAACCGAGTGCATATTATGACCGCCAGAACCGCCACCAGGGGCGTTTAGGTTCTGGTAGGGCCAGCCGCTGCTGCAGGGCTGCATGTAACCGCTGCTGCTGATCTAAGGCCGTCTGCAGGCCTGCGTTCTGCTCTCTCAGGTCGGCCACATGCCCTTCTAGCCGTCGCACGGCCTCCTGCGCCACCGCTGCCGCCAGCTCTGCCGCTGCCTTGCCTTCTAAGGCTGCCGCTACCTGCTGCCTAACCGATTCCAGCTCCTGCTGTGCAGCTTCTAGCTGCGTCTGCATGGCCTGCACGGTATCGGCCTGCATCTGCGCTGCATTTTCCGGCACAGGCACGGCATCTGCCTGCACCCACCACGCACCGCCTGCATCCTGCTTGCCGGGTAAGGTTTTGTTGCGTAGACGGCGCCGCACCGTGTCCACGCTGCAATTCAGGGCCGCTGCTGCTTCGCTGGCCGTTATGTACCCTTCCATGTGCATGCACCCGCCTTCAAAAGCTGTGCAATGCCTGCATTAACGGGCATCGCGCAGGCATTACGCCTGCACACCGCTTCTACGCTTGGACGAATGATTCCTTGGCTAGGCCGCCTTTGCCATGCGTTCGATGCTGTCACGGGTACGGACCCAGCCACGCGCCCAGCTCTGCCGCCGCAGCTCAAACATAAGGGCCTTTAGGCTCTCTAGGGGAATGTTGTGGTATTTGCACACCGCCAGTAACCGGCGAACCTGTGAAGGAGTGAAGCCACCGAATAGGGCATGTGACAGGTTTAGAATCTCAGTAAAGACAGATTCACTACCGCGGTTATCTATCGCGGTTTTTGTTTGTTGTATTAAAACCGCGGACTTCTCCCCCCTACCCCCCTCCTCTATGGCAGAACGGAGGGCGTAAAACTCGGCTAGGGTGTCAATTTCGGCCTGGGTCAGTCCTGCTGCCTTGCACTGTTCGAGAAGTTCCTGTGTCATTCTTTACACTCTCCTATTGCCCCGGAGAGGTGGCTTGTGCTACCATTTAGGCAACAGCAAAGCTGGCCTCTCTCTAAGAGGCTTTTTACGGTAAGGTCCGATCTCGCCGCCAAGCAGAAGTTCGGGCCTTTTGCGTTTGTTGCTAATATGTAATTATGGCTGGCTATAGCCGACAGGCCTGTCTCACTTTAGATTACACCAAACGTATAATACTTGGCAATGTCTGCCACACTATACAGTTACCCTTGTTGGTTGAGGCCAGACGGTTACCGCAACGTAATCTTCCTGCACTTCACAGCAGCCGCCGTCCGCGTCGTGCATCACCCGGTAACCACGGGCAGCAACGTCCTCCTTCGCCTGGGGGACCAACTCAGCACCGCGTAACTCAGCATCGAACACTTCTAGCTTTTCAGTGTGGGTATCATAAGCAGCAATAACAGCAATTTGCACCTGCCCCGCCTCCTTTACGTTATGGAGCTTATTACAGTTACACTGGCCCTCTCCTGGTCCAGCAGCCGGTAAAACAGCGCCCGGCCTTGTTCCTCTGCCGCTTCTTCGGTCTTGTCGTTGAAGTGAAAGTCCAGCGCCAGCATAGCCTTTCGTATTTGCTCCACGCTGCAGCCTGCTTCGTGCATGGCCAGCACCATGTAGCCCCTCGCCTGGTCGTTTTCCACGTTTACCCCTCCTGCCGTGTTATTTGTCCTGTGCAGCCTCCAGTGCTTCCCGCAGAAGCTCAATAGCAGAGGTCAACCCCTGCGCCCGTCCCAGGTGGAAGTTATACCCAGCTTCGTTGCCGGGAACGTTTTCTGCATCTTTGCAGGTCTTGGAATCAGCAAGCCAGCCTTCCATAATGCGTAGAGCTGATTCTACTTCCCGCCGTAACGTAGCCATTGTAACCCTCCTGTGTAAATGCCCGCCAGACTGCACAGGGGGCTGCCTGGCGGGTCGATGTCACGTTGCCGGTATGTTTTGGCTTGTCTCTATCAATCGTCGCTTATACGGCCTCCTAGAGGCTCGTTTTCGTCCGGTTCTGGGGTAACAATACCACGTTCGATTAAAGCTGCTTCCAGTATCGGCCATATGCCCGCAGCCGTTTCCTGCTCAATCCTCACGTGTGTTTTTCTTCCCGCACCGATCTGCCACAGGTCGATACAAACCCGGTATGCCTGTTCTGCTCCAAGTAGGTCAATCATTTCCCCCATTGCCTGCTGCTTCGTGATTGTCGCCATTCCTTAGCCCTCCTGTTAGGGCATACCGGCATGGTACAATAACCTTACCGGCTTGCCCGGTGTTGTGGCTTGGGAGTGTTGCCTGCGAAGCTGGCTCCCAGGCCATTGTTACTTGTTGCCCTGCTTCTGCTGCCATAGTGCGTCAATGTCCCTGCGCCTGATTCGCCAGCGCCCGCCGATCTTTACAGCCGGGAGGTCGCCGTTCTTCATCCACTCGTAGATACTGCGAACCGTCACCTGCAGCAGTTCACCTGCCTGCTGTGGTGTTAGGTACTCGCCTTCGCCCATGTCCGGCCTCACCTCTCGCCTTCTACTTCGTCTAGTATGTTCGTTTTCCTTCATGTTACTTCATGTTTAATCACTTAAATTACACTCAGCAACTGGACATTTTCGTGTCCCAACGTTGGGACAAGCCCAACAAACAAAAAAGCCGGGCAAGGGGTAACCCCCCACCCGGCAATAAAGGTCTGTCCTGGGGCTTCCTATGGCCTCATATCAGGCCGTTAGCGCCTCGATGCAGCGAATCTCCAGGTATTCGTGCTTCTCCTCGATGTCGGCCACGCTGATAATGTTAAACACCCGGCCACGAAACCGAATCCGCGCTGTTGGTGTTATGCCTACCTGCTCACCTTGCGGGATTAGCTGGGCCGGTGTGATAAACACGCCGGGTTCGATGCGCCAGCCAGGGTGCCACCTCGTAAGTACGCGGTGGGTCATTTCAGCCTGCACCTGTTGGGCCGCCCAGTATTCCCTGCCGGTCAGGGGTTGAATCTGCGCCCACAACTGCCATATAGGAACCCAGGTAACAACTGGCGCGCCGTATTCGTCCTCAGTTTCCGTCTGGTATTCGATAGTGATTCTATGACACAGCTTCCCGGCTCGCATGTCCTCACCTCACCACATAGGGCGCTATCAGGCTTTTTACAGCGAAGGGTAGTTCTCTGGTGTTGCTTCCTACTACCACGTTTTCCCGATTCTCGAACCATTGCCCAACCAAAAGCAGTATAGCCTGCTTAAAACTTTGAGGTACTTGCTCTGCATCACCATAACCGGCCACATAACGCACCTTAATAGCACCCATAGGCTGCAGAGGTACGCCCGGCCAGAATAGGCCAAAGGCTGGGCCGACTCGCCCAGGTTCCGAAGAAGTGTCACATAAATAGGTCGGTAACTCCCGATCTGCCCCGGTGTTGTCGGTGTATGTAATGCTCTCGATGCGTTGTAAAGGTGAACGCGGCAGAATAATCTCCCGATCAGCCTTAGGCCATGCGTCAAGCACCAGTTCCCAGGTCTGCGTTATCAGCGCCCTATTGCATACAGTCTCTATGTGCTGCCGGGCCGCCGTAATGAAGCCCATAAGCAGGTTGTCCTGCATCGGGTCATCTACATAGCAATGCAGCCGGGCCTCGGCCACGCTAACAGGCTCTACGGCAGGTGGGGTTACCAGCTTTAGTCCATACTGCATGTTTGTTACCCCCTACATACTAGCTAGAAAGGGCCGGAGGCTTGTCCAACCTCCAGCCCCATGCCTTACTACGCTGCAGGATGCTTCAAAACACGCACTGCGTCAGCTATGGCCACTTGGCCATCAACGCGGGCAATGGCTCGGAAAGCCACTTGGTCAGCCTCAAAGTACCTGTCGGCGCTACGCTGTACGCCAAGGTTACGATGATCTACCAGCATATAAGCCTGCTTGAAGTCACCGAACAGGATGGTCTTATTACTAGCCTTTACAACTGGCATATTTGAAGTGAGGTACACAGGCCTTCCCATAATGGTGTTAGGAGCACTCCCAGACAAATCAGCCTGCAGAATCAGCCTGCCGGAAGCGTCTGCCAATTTGCGAAGCAGACTCATGGTTGCCGGGTTCATGACCCAGCTTGCGCTATCTCGGTATTGCGGAGGAACAGCGTCATACAGGCTTAGTAAATCATCTAGGGATATTTCGGCTGCTTTTTCAGCCTCTACGTCCTCGATGTCTGTACTTGTGAGAATACCTGTCGGCTGTCCTGAACCGCTGCCACTAAAGAAGGCTGTATCCTCCAGCTTCGCCAGGGCCTCACCGAAGAGGGCGGCCAGCAGGGATTCCACGTCGATGCCGCTGTCAGCCAGCAGCTCGTTGCTTACCTGGGTTAAAGCGCCCATCTTATGCAGGGTAAAGGTCAGCTTATCAAAGGTCGGGTCACCGGGTTCTATGGCCGTGTTCTCGGTCAGCCAGGCCGCAGTAATGCCGGTTAAGCCTCTGGGGATCTCGATCTGGGCACTATCAACCGGGCCAATTACACGGGCCAGTTTACGCATAACAGCCGCTTCCTGCCTGGCACGTAATACCTCAGCAATAAAGCCAGTAGGTGCCATAACGCCGCCTGCATCAGCGCCGGTTCCAAGTGCGCGGGCTTCTCCAGTGCGCAGGTAACGCACAAATGCCGCCCGTTGTTCGTCATGTGTGGGCGCAAGAGCTGGGGTCGGCTTGGGGTCACTCTTAAACTCGGTAAGCCGGTTCTCGATGCTGCGAATCTCCTTCGCCAGGTTCAACTGCCGCCCGCGCTCTTCGTCGGTCAGCTCATCCTTAGCAAGCAGGGTCCCCTGTTGCTCGTTCAATGTGGCCAGCCGCTGCCGCAGCTCTCTCTCTAATGCTGTCATGTCTTTTCCTCCTCGTTTGTGGATCTCTGCGCTCGGGTAAGCCGGTAACGACACAATGGACACTTCCCGCAGGTCAGCCTCCAGAATGGTCCTGGTGTCGTTCTCGTAATCCCACTCATCCTTCTTACAGATAAAGCAGAAGCTCATGCCGATCAGGTCCCGCCGCTTCACACTGGCCACCACGTCCCGGCCAAAGCTGGTGTCCATGTTTGGCGTAATCTCTACCCGCAGGCCTCGCTCATCTTCCTGTAGGGTCAGCGTCCCGTTAGAACGCCGGGCAAGCACCTTGCCGAAGTCATGGTCTACTGTGGCCAGCACGTCCTGCCCACTGCCCAGGGATGCAGCGAACGCGCCAGGCGCTATGCGCTCCACCCACGGCAGCCCTACGCTGTCCTGGTTGAACACTGCAGCATAACCGGCCAGCACTGGCTGCTCTTCGGTCCCTTGCAGCCGAAACTCGAAACCTCGTTTCTCTAACTCGCCCATGTTGTCACCTCCTAGCGAATCCTGGGCATGTTCTCTTTGTCGCGTACTTCATCAACCGTCAGCCAGTTAGCATCCAGGGCTGTTTTGTACGCCGCATACCTCGTTCTGGTATCTGCCCTTAGCAGGCCGTCAGTCAGAAACTCCACGAAGTACCGCTGTCGTTCTGCCGGTGTGAACAGCCGCAGGGTGAAGGCCTCTTCTAGCCGGGTTAGGAAGGGCTGCAAGCTGAAGGTCAGAAACTCCAGGCTCTGTGTCTCCACGTTCGCATATGTCCCTCTGGCTGTCGGGTCTAGCAGGTGGGCTGGTATGCGTAGAACCGCTGCAATTTCCCGCATGGCAAACTGCCTGCTCTCGATTAGCTGGCTTTCCTGGGCATTGGCTGCTATGGGCTCATATTCCAGGCCGTTTTCTAGAACGGCCGTTCCTGCTTTACCTCTGCCGTATGCTGCCTGCCATGAAGCCTTCAGCCTGGCTGCAGCTTCAGCCGATAACGCCTCAGGGCTTTTCAGCACTCCACTAGGCCGGGCAGCGTTGCCGAAGTATGCCCCTGCATGCTCTTCTGCTGCCAGGGCAGCGCCTATGGCTTCGCGGGCAAGCTGCACAGGTGAGCGCCCTACTACGCCGTCAATGGCCAGCATGGGCACATGCAGCAACTCGTCGGCAGCGTATGTGGTCGTTTGGCTCTGGCTGCTCACCTTATAAGCCACTGTGCCGCCGCCGCTTGTCTCGATCTGCACACGAGAGGGATGCACTGGCCACAATGCCGCCGGTCTGCCGGAAGTATCCCAATCCACCGCCACGTAGCAGTTACCGTAAAGCAGCAGGTGCAGCACCAGGGATTCTTTGAACGTAAAGGGTGTCTGCTGTGGGTTCGGCTGCTCATGTAGCAGCTTATAGACAGGGTGATTTACTGCCCTCTCTCGCCCCTGTTTGGTGCGCTCATAGGTCAGCAAGGGCAAAGATGCAGTCACCTCTGCCAGCATGCGACATGCGCCCAAAACAGCAGGGTGGGAGAGTGCGCTTTCCGCCGTCACTGAAACACCCGCCGCTGTCGGGCCGCCATAGAGGTTTACCCAGCCGTCAGCGTCTTTCAGTGTCATGCTGCGTTTCTCTCGATTGAATAGTCGTTGAAAGAATGTCGCCATATGTCACCTCATAGGACAAGAAGCTCTCGCTCCTCGTATGGGTTCACTTTGTTCTGCCGTAACATCAGCCTGGAAATAGCCAGCACAAGGGCCATAATGCCGTCAATACGCTGTGTGCTTTTGGCCTTGGAAGGCTTGAGATTGCCGGCTGAGTCTTGCTCGCACATGGTGTTATCGCAACACCAGCGAAGCACAGGGTTGCCGCCATGCTGCAACTGTCTGCCCATTACAAGGGCCTCTAAGTACTTGGTAGGTGCCGATAGTGAAGCGTAGCCCATGCCTACAGGCACCACTTCGGCACCGTCTTGCTGCAGCCGTTGAATGAGCGCATCAGCGTTCCATCGGTCGTAAGCTACCTCTAGAACGTGATAGCGCCGGGCCAGTTCCTTAATGAATTGCTCTACAAATTCGTAGTCAATCACATTACCCGGTGTCGTTGTGACATACCCCTGCTTAGCCCAGGTCAAGTAGGGCACCCGGTCCTTCTTCTCTTTCTCCCTGGCCGTATCAGCCGGTATGAAGAAGTGAGGTATTACTGCCACGTTGCCACCGTCCAGAGGAAAGGCCGCCACAACCGCTGTTAAGTCCGTTGTTGTACTCAAATCTAGCCCTATGTAACAATCACGGCCCTTTAAGGCTTCAAGGTCTACCACACCGCCGCAAGCATCCCAGGCCGCCATATCCAGCCAGCGTATATCCTGCGAAGTCCACTGGTTCAGGTACAGCCTGCGAAAAGTGTTTTGCAGGGCTGGTGTCTCCTTCGCCCGCTGGTAAAGCTGTCGCATTTCATCCAGGTTCCTGAAGTCTCCCAGCGCCGGGTTAGCTTTGCGCCAGGTCGTTTCGTCTTCCCAGTCGTCGGCTTCGTCAGCCGCATATATGACAGGGTAGAAACTAGGGTCCTCGATAACGCCGTCAAGCAGTTTCCTGGCGTACTGGTGCTGCTCCCAGCAGATACTGTTCCTGTCATACCCGGCAGTAGTAATGGCCACGATCAGGGGTTGTTGCCGCCCGCCTGTTGACGTTGTTAACACGTCCCACAGTTCCCGGTTTGGCCACGCGTGCAGCTCGTCGGCAATAACCGCATGCGCGTTGTACCCATGCGCCCCTGCTGCATCGGCTGCTATCGCCCGGTAAAAGCTGTTGGTAGCCGGGCAGATAATGCGCTTCTGGCTGTCGATCACCCGCAGGCGCTTTCTCAACGCCGGTAACTGCCGTACCATGCTGGCCGCCACATCGAAGGCCAGCGAAGCCTGCTCACGGTCACAGGCCGCACTATAAACCTCTGCGCCCTGCTCACCGTCAGCCGCCAGCATGTAAAGCGCCAGGGCCGCAGCCAGAGAGGTCTTGCCGTTCTTGCGCGGTATCTCGATGTAGGCGGTACGATACTGCCTGGTGCCGTCCGGGTTCACCGTCCCGAACAACTCCCGCACGATCTGTTCCTGCCAGGGGTAGAGGGTGAAGGGATGCCCGGCCCACTTGCCTTTCACATGGCGCAGCAGGGAGATAAACCGTACTGCATGCTCTGCGCGGGCCTCGCTATACGGCATTGGGCTTCCCTGCCTTCAGGAACTCGTCCAGCTCGTCGACTTCCCGCTCAGGTGGCGTCACGTCCATACCGCTGCGCGAAGCCGGGTCCAGCCCGAACCGGGCCGCCCACTTCTGAGCTGCAGCTCGATACTCTCGGGCTATCTGGCAAGAGGGGTTCTTTACCATACCTCGATCACCGGGCACTAAAAGACCTCGCTCGGTTATGTCCTTCTCGGCAGCGTCCAGCCGTACCAGACACACGCAATAGTCAGCAAAAGCCGGGCCGTCAACCTCAGTGAGTAACCCCATGCGTTCCAGCCTGCCTGCCATCTGCTTCCACTTCTTTTTCACTTCCGGGCCAAAGTAGGAAGGACACTTAGGAGCAACGGGCTTAGGCTTCGGCTCGTTCTGGGGTAAAGGCCGCTTGCCTGGGTTGCCTTCCAGAACCTTTAGGGCTGTTGGCTTTTTTCGCATGGTTTTTCACCTCGCAAAAATCGTTTTTTGATTGCGGAGGCTCAAACGAAGCCTCGCCCCCGGTCCTCATGAATCCGGGCTAGAAAAAAGGCTAGGGTGCATCCACCCCAGCCCTCTAGCCGTGTTGCGTCAGTAATCTCATCAAAGCGTCACCGCCCTGGCTGTGTGCTCGATAATGGCAAGCGTCGCATAGCCCAACTAGGTTGGTGCTGTCGTTCTTACCACCATTGGCCAGGTGTTGCAGGTGGTGGGTGACTCTCGCCACCGTTACCCGCCCTTCATGCTCACACAGGGCACACAGGGGATGCCTACGCAGTACGGCTTGCCTTGTACGTTCATAGGCCGCCGTGTATCCTCGCTGCCTGGCATTGCCTCGTTGGGCAGCGTCTTGCTGCCTGTAGGCCTTCAAGTGCTCTGCACAGTACCCGTAACCGTTGGGTATCTGTAGCTCAGGGCAGCCAGGTTGTCTGCATGGTCCTAAGGGTTTGGTTGGCATATCATCACCACTATTATTCTAACTTTAGCACACACGTTTGTCAAGTATTTTTACTTGACACCTAACAGGGCAACAAACAAGAATACCGCCCATGACAGGCGGTAATTCCTGATAACTATTCTTATCTAGAATTGCTCTAGGCTATCTAGCTGGGCTTTTGTGTTTTTCTTATTCCGAACCTTGTTTTCAGCCCATTTATGCAGTGATTCCGGTATGTTTATTCATTGGCTTAACCTTGGCCGGGCCGATCATGCGCCTGCCACAACCACACACAGGGGGCGCTTTCAGGGGTACATACACCTGCAGCCGCTTGCCGCATTTACTGCACAGGTAGGTAATGCCGGTGTCTCTCATTCGATCACCTTCATTCTGTCACACCTGTCACACTTGTCACAGTAAGCACATATAGCACATCCGACACAGTACCCAGCCCTGCACATTTACACAAGCGTTCTAGCTGGGATTATCAGAACATGTAAGTGACAAATGTGACAGGTGTGTTTGTTGTGCTGTATGTGTCTTATGTGACTAGTTACTTTCTGCTGTAGGTGTCCATACGACTTTAGCTGGTCCTGAAGCCTGTTCAATATAACGCACTTCTATCTCCCCCCGGTCAATAAGGGTATCTTGTATTCCGTCCAGAATTAGCTTGGATAGGTGAAGCTTTCGTGCAATGTTACGTCGCTCGATAGGCTCACCGGCTACTAGCATGCGTTTCACCCGTTGGACTTTTATCTCAAACTCACTTTCACCGACACGCTCAGCGAATCGTTGAGCATACTTCTTCCACCGCCGGGCTACTGCAACCGCCTGAAGTGCATCACTTTCGGTAACGGTTAACGTGGGTGATTGAGTAGATTCAGTTCGGCCACACGCTACCAACATAGCTAGCTTTAAAGCCATAGTACCTAGTCGCTGCAACATGACGGTGTTGGTATGATCCTCACCGGCCATGTTCTCAATATCAGCTTGAAAGGCATCGACGGCTTCTAGTGCTCCTGGCCCGAATACCACTGTCGGGCTGTTCTGTGCCCAATCGTGGAGCTGTTCCAGCGCCCAAATAAGTCTGGTTGTTTCGCTCTCCTCTGGAGGGGTAGCCTTATAAAAGGGCTTCCTTGGCGGAAGAATCTCGGGCATTACGATAGCGAATCTAGGTAACAAACCTGTCTCTATGTCAGATAAGGTTGTATTACTAAAAATCGTAGGAGTAGCTGCCGCCATAATTGATAAGTGAGGTTCTCTTATCCAGTCCTCATCTTTAATAGTTGCTCCACCTTTTATCCTTTTGCTATGCCGAGTGTATTTAAAGTCACTACCAGAGTAAATAGTAAGCAGAAGGGCTAGGAAACCCGCCATGTACTTTTGGTGGTGCATTTTATCAAGTAAACCGGCAAACTCATCTGATACTAAAACACTCGGTTTACCGCTTAGCATGGCTAGTTGTTCTATGAGCGCTTCTGGTGATGCACTATCAGGAAGCATTACCTCTGGTATTGCTCGTTTAAGCAAGTGTAAAGCCAGTGCTGTACTTGTTGATTTACGGCTTCGTGTAGAATCGCCTATTAAAGCAATATAGAGGTTTGTTCCCAGCCCATCAGGATATATTGATAGCTTCGCTTTTACTTTTGGCGTAGCACATGCCAACATAGCAAAGGCTAAGGCTTCATGGTACTCCAAAGGAGCATCATTACACCGGCTGGCGTAGCCGATGTATGCAGATACAAAGTTAGGCATTTTTACAGCAGGCTCAAAAATGTACTTTTGCTTTGTTGGTTTTGGCACACTAACAGGCTCATCAACCTGGTTCCATGTATCTAGGCCGAAATCATAGGTTGCGCTAAGCTCGTTTTTTGCTCCGTCGTATAACTCTCGCAGCTCTCGCCAGCCTTTGCCCTGGCAGCCGTTATGGTGGCAGCCTGCCGCTATTGCGCCGTTGGCAAACTGCACGATGTAGGCCGATCTGTCTGTGTGGTCAGGGTTCCAAGGGCATACCCGCAGCACCCACTTATGCCCGCCTTGCCAGGGGGCTTCTCTAGCTATCTCAATGCCGTACTGCTGCAACCAGGCCGCCACGTCCAGCGCCGGGCCGCCGCCTGTCCTGTACTGTTTCTGCTCTTGTTTTGGTGCCATTTCAGCCAGCACCGCAAGGCGTTCTCTGGGAACAGGGTGCAACTCGTCGGGCACGTCCACGAACCTAGCGCGTCTGTGTGGCCGTTCTGCTGTGTTGCTTCCCTTTCGGTTGATAGTACCGGGCAACCTAACGATTCTGGCTGCATTAGACCCGGTAAGGTCCACCTTAACTGCATCGTCTGAGAAGAATATATCCAGCGCCTTCAGGCAACCGTCTATAAGGTTCTTTGCGTCTTTGTCGTTGGGTAGGTCTATAGGTAACAGCACATAAGCGCCGTTGCCCGAATCCACCATAACCGCCGGGCTTATATCTAAGGAGTACAGCCAATCACGTACTGCCTGCGCTCGATCTAGCGCCGCTTGGTGCTCTTGTTCTGTCGCAGATATACCCGAAGGCCGCACAGGGTCCAGGTCTACGAATATCCAGCGCCGGGCAGTGATTTCGCTGTCACTTGTGGTTACTAGCTTTTTACCTCGTCCGGTGTCTATCTGGTTAGAGCTTCGGGCCAGCAGGTCAGGAAGTACCGGGTTAATAGTGATATAAATACCGTCATACCGATAACCCAGCTTCTGTACTGCTTTCACCAGGTCAGTCGTGTTGTCAAAGTATCCGCTTGCCGTGTAAGGGTTTAGCGCCCTGATCTCGGCCACTTGGCCAGGTGCTAAGAATAGCCGGGCAGCCGTTTGGAGGTCGTTGTAATACTCTGCGGGAAGTAGGTTCGTAACCTTTGGAAGTGCATCCATGCTTATAAATCGCCTCTCAATGTGCTAAAATAGAGGCCGCAGGGGGACTTGCGTCCGTTCTCCTGCTCGCCTCTGCGCCGCCGGTGTTGCCCGCACCAGCGGTTTTCTTTTTAGGCCTGAAGTGCTTCACGCGTTCACCATGCAACGCTCGACATACGCCAGTACATCAGCCCACCGCAGCCGCCGGGCTTGTCCCAGCTTTGCGTATGGCAGCTCTCCGTTCCCCATCAGCCGGTAAACCGCCGCTCTGCTTAAACCCATGTAGGCCGCCGCTTCTCGCACTGTCGTAAGCCCATCACGTCCGCTGCTTCTCTCGGTAGTCACTTGGTTTCGCCTCCTGTCTCTTGCGTCGTATCTACGTCTCAAGTATAATGTGTAGTGATACGGAGGCGATAACATGACACATAACGCCGAACAGCTAAAGCAAGCCCTGGCCGCCAAACTAGGCCGGGCAATCAGGGAAGCCACATGGGAACAGCTCGAACAGGATCGCTGGGTTAGTGAGTACCTGCAGGGGATATGCTCGTTTGCCGATGTGCTGAAAGAGTATCAGAGGCTGGAGGCTTTCCTAGCGAAGGCCTCAGGGAAGGCTAAATCTGCTGGGCGAGAGGTTGTAACACCACCTGATAAGCGCCTGCAGGCGCTCTCTCGCATCTTCGCCATAGAGGCCGCAAGGGTTCCTGAGGTTGTGAGGTTTCGCCAGGAGGTGCTGGGCAATAAGCTACTTGCTATTGAGGATGTGCCCGCATGGATAGAAGCCCGCCGGCAGGAGCAGGGAAGCCCTACCGCCTGGTTTACTGTGGCCATTAC